CTTTACTCAGTAATCTCTTGTTTTTCAATATCACTTAAATCTCTACAGAATTTTGGTACTGTATTTGAGTTAGTGTAAGAACCATACTCTTGAAAGCAATTCATACTTTCAAATTTCTCTTGATGAGTTGAGTAGATCTCGTCATGATCGTAAGTATACGTCTCATTTTTCTTGTTAGTAAATGTTATTACTGCATTTTCGCCAATTAGTGACTTTCTTATCACAAATCTTTTAGTTGTTAAATTATTCATAGTTTATTTTATTTATTTTATTATTAATTCGTTTACATTTATATTATCTTCGCTTTATCGTATTTACATTGCATATTATCTGCACTGTTTTTCGTAGAAATCTTCTATAAAGCCATTTGTTTCGTCAATTTTTTCTTGATAAAACTCTCCCCACTCTTCACTCATTTTACCTTGTTTTACATCTTCTTGAACCCACTCTTGTAGATCACGAAGATTATCCATTGCGGCAAGTAATTGAGTTCCTAAGTAAAGTTGATTTGTTGTAAAAGACATTACTCCCAATGCTCCTACTGTAATTAGTATTTTCTTCATTTTTTTTTATTGTGTTTGATCGATTAGTAAATATGACTCGTCTGATAAGTGACATGATACATGAGCAAATTCTATATTAAAAGCTACTAATTCTACTATAGTGTCTAAAAAGTCTGAGTTATAAGAGTAGACGATTAAGTAATCTTCAGTATGCCAATTTAATCTTTCATATAATTCAGCGTAATCTGCATTATCTATTAAATATTCTGAGTTTCTATTTAGTTGAGGTAATTTAGTTAAATCTAGCATTTTTATTTATTTAATTTATTTACAATTCTTTTAAATTCTTCTGAAGTTATTTTACCTTCAAAGAAAGCTATAGTTAGTCGAGTTAAATCGACATTAGTATTTGTAGTAGTTATTTTCATAATTTAATTTTAATTAGTTATTTATATATATATTATCTTTACTTATTCGTATTTACATTGTACAATAGTCTAACACTATTATTATACAAACTAGTATTACTATTATTCCAAGTACTTTATTTGCACTTTGTTCATCTTGTTTATTATTATAAACATTAGTATTCCAGTATTCTTGATATTTAGTTTTTTTATATTTCTTCATATTATTTTTTTTAAAAGGTGTATATTTATTAATTAGTTTATTTTTAGTTTCTAGTTAAACACTTGATTTCTCAATATCTTACATAGATATATTAAAATATTAGTATTTAATAGTGTGACAAAAGGGTTATAGTATAGGGAATAACAGGCTATTGTCATACTTTTATAAGTTGAGGTGCTCGCTCATTCATATTTGATAAACCAGAAAACAAGCGTAACTAACTGGACTTTATGTAAACTGAGTATTACTTAGCCCAGTTTGGTAATTTATTAGTATTTGTATAATTACCATATTTTATGAAGCAGTTCATTGACATTAGTTTGTCTTGATTTACTGCGAATACTTGATCGTGATCGTACTCGAAAGTTTCACCTTTTTTATTTGTAAATTTTATAATTAAGTTTTTACCGAGTAAAGAGTTAGAAATTACGAAGCGAGTTTTAGTTATTTTATTTAATTTAGACATAGTTATTTATTTTTATTATTAGTTATTAATTTAGTTTTGTTTATTTATATATATTATCTTATGTTAGTCGTATTTACATTGCACATTTTAATTTTCATAATCTGGCAATTCATTATGCGCTTGCATGAATTTGTAATGCATAGGATGGTTTGTATAATGCCAGCCATTTGATAGCATTTCATAAAGGTTAGTAATTTCTTGAGATTGTTTTAAAGTTAGATTATTCATATTATTTATTTAAGTTATTAATTATTAGCTTTGTTGCTTATATATATATTATCTTAAGTCACTCGTATTTACTTTGCACATGTATAAAACAAAAACAAACTAATGTGGAATGGGAAGGGGAGGGAGGGGTGGAGGGTGGGCGATGAGGTTAGGGATAGGGAGGAGGGGAGGGGAGGGGGAGGGATGAGACAAAGACTTAATAGATATGATATGATCCAGGCTAAGCGGACAAAGACAAGATAGATATGGGTTGAGATGGGATGGGATGAGGAGGGATGGGGGATAGGGATAGTTAGATCCCCTAGGGAAAACGTGAAACATGGGGGATAAAATGAAACAAAAGGCAAAACGATATGATTTTTTGTCCAGGAAAAAGGGGGACCCGGTGAAACGGAAACGATTTTGTTTTTGGAAAGGGAAGCGTAGGGGGAGGGGGCAACCCGTTAGTTCTATATATCTAATAGTAATGTAAAAATAAGAAATTATATGTGAGTTACTAACAATAGAACGTTTTAAAAAAAGTATATGAACTACAACGACCCAACAAAAAAGAAAAAGAAAAGCAAATCTGGAAAGAAGAATTCCTCTCAAGCGCTTAGTGGTGCGGCTTTATCTACTAATCCATTAGGATCTAGTGGACCAACAGCTGGTGCACACGGTATTATTGGCGGTCCAGGCAGTATGGGCTTAAAAGAAATTGAAATTATAGCTAAAAAGCCAGGAGCAGAAGAGATTATAGTAGTACAAGAAGACCCTTCAGTAGGAACTAACAACCCATACAAGCAATTAACTAGGTTGAGTTCGGATAGAGGTGGTAAAAGAGCGGGATTTTCCCCTAGTGTAGGAAGAGTTGTAGACGATATGCAGGCAAACACGCCAGAAAGAAAGAAGAAACGAACAAACAAGACGGTTGAAGACGTAAAAAAAGACTGGTCAATGTTTAAATTACCCAATGAAGATCAAATTTCCTAAATAATGGCAATAATATACACGTATCCCATAAAGACAAATCCGGTATTGGGAGATTTAGTAGTTATAACGGACTCGCAAGACAAGAACTTTACCAAACAAACGAATATAGGCGCTATATTAGACTTAATTGACTGTAGTAAACTAGAAAGCGACTGTGGATTTTGTACAACATCGATATCTCAAGTAAATTCCCCAGCTGGTACTCCTGTATTAGCAGATGATTGTGGTAGTTCTCTTAATCTTACCTCATCAGACGCTTCTGTTACTATAACTGGAGACGCATTAACAAACACAATAGACTTTAAAAGTTCTGGCGTAGGAAGTTGTCCTACTTCATACGTTATAAAGCCGGTTGCTTGTGATGCAGAAACTGGGGATTGTATTATAGTGGGGAAAACAGGTTTATGGACTTACAGTAATGATTGCTTTTTTGCAGACTACGCACCTGGTTATATAAAAGATTTTGAAATAAATGGCGTACCTTTCTCTCCTGAGGGTAAAGCTGGAGATCCTAGTGAGTATACATGTTACTATGTGAAGCGGTATTTACTGCTACAGCTAGCGATTGTGTTACATGCTGTGACACTCCGTTAGATCCAATTATAAAGTTAACACCATGCAATGGGAAAGCCCCTACTTATGAAACACTATCGAGTAACATTACAAGTTGGGATGCTGGTTACTTAGATAACCCTTGCATTTTCTTAGATGTAGTAGATGATGCGACAGGTCTTGAGGGTTCTTGTTATAGAGCTTCTATAGGTACTGTTGATAGTGGAGTTTTAATCGAAATACAAAATGCTGAAACTCAAGCTGAGCCTTGTAGTTGTGATTGTTGTCAGTATCAATGTAGTTTTACTATAGACCCATGTCCAGGAGAGGTGCCACCGTCATTTGATCCAATAGTTGGATCTGTTGTATCACCTAGTGTAGTGGCAGACCCTTGTCAATATTCAACTGGTGATGTAGTTAATATAAGTGATTCTTTAGGAAAACAAAACTGGTGCTTTGTTTTAAGTAAAGTATGTGCAGCGCCAAATTATATTCTTAACTTTACACCGGTAGTAGACTGTGATGATCCTGCTTGTGGAGAAATTCCACCACCGTCAGGTTTAAGATATAAAATGTGTTCTGACGACACAGAGACATGGTTTTATCAAGATCCTATTGATCCTATACCAGCTCCATTCAGTACACCAGGTCTTCACTACATAGGCGATTTAGCTGGAATAGATTGTGTAAAGAAAAATTGCTGTATAACAGTAGAATTAACAGAAGAAATAGGAGAGACTTTAGGTTTTACTACTTATGTAAGTCTTATGGAATGTGATCCTCTTAACAACAGTACGGCTTTAAATTGTGACTGCTGTAGATTTTACGATGTAGCAAGATACGAAGCATGTGATGAAAAAAGTTGTGCATTGGAAGGATATCCTATATTAAATATTGACGTATGTGATTGGGGTAAAACAATAGGAGAAAATTGGAAACCTGGAACTGCACCTAATATTATTAAAGTAGATATTGGTGGTGAGTTCGAATGTTGTTACCAATATGTTGAACCAGCATGTGTAGCAGAAGACTTTATAAGTGTAGCTGAAAAAGCATACGAAGACTTAAGTTATGATCCTGCAATAACCACATGTGAAGCTTGTGAAGAAAGGTTTTTTAAATATACATTATGTAATGACCCAGGGACAGAGCTTATTACTTCAACTGTAGAAAATCCTGGAATTGAAGATTTACCTCTCCCATTTGTAGGAATGGTTGAAGATGCAACTAAATGCGAAAATGGACCTGAGTGCTGTGTTACTATACTTGAAGAAGTACCATCTCCTGAAGGTCCGTTAGTGAAAATAGAATGTTGGGCTACTGCTACTGACCCTTATGCTACAGGTGACTGTGACTGTTGTTTATATAAAGACAATATTATATATTCAAAATGTGAAGGAATAGAATGTGGTATAGCATTAAGCGATGTAATAATAGACGCTTGTAAAGAGTTTGATATAACTCAAGCTTCTGGCTCATTACCTCCTGAATTTGTATATATAGAATACTCTGGAATTACTTGTTGTTATCAACGTGGAAGTTGGGAATGCTTACCAACAACTACCCCAGCACCAACCAGCGTTGTAGATTCCGCAACTTCTGACTGCGCAGAATGCTTTGAATCATTACAAAATTTTAAAATAACAAATTGCGCAGATCCATTAGATGTTACTATTACAGACGATGATTTATCAGCTAATGTGATCAAGATCCGTTCTGTGATTGTTGTATTCATAGAGATATAAGAACATATATAAAATGTGAAGGTGTATCTGGACCAGCTTGTGCTGCAATGCCGAATACTGTTAAAATAGACACTAACACTGTACCTGGTGGACCAGCAGCACCTGCTAATAATATAATTATTGCAGAAGTTGCAACACCAACTAATGAATGCTGTTATGTTTTAGTTGAAGAACCACCATGTGAAGCTGCCGATACATTATGGTCTTATAAAGCTCTTTTTGACAATTGTACGGAATTACCTTCAGAATGTGCTGAAGGTGGAGATGGAGAACCAAAGAAAAAATCTATCGAAGATACTGAATCAAATAGCGAATTACTAGGAACTACTTCCTCTGGTAACGAAGCAGCAAAAACTTTATATGAGGAAGTGCTCGCAGCTGAAGCCGCGGCTAAAGCAGCGAGTCAGGATCCTAAATAACCGAACTATCATGTGATAGTATAAATAACCAACGTTAAACATAAAACCAAATACTATGACGTTTTTATACACCAGTAGAGATTTTACCTCTACTACACGACCTGATCAAAGAATGATCAACCTTTGGCAACATATAACCACTAAGAGCAATTGGAGAATTGTTCAGTTACCAAATGGATTTTTTCAAACTGAATACTTACATCCTGAAGAAGAAGAGTGGGTGGATGTTACTAGAAGAGAAACATTGGGAGGAGCGGAAGCAGCTATTGATGGATCTATAGAACATTACTCTAAAAAACTTGAATTTCTAAAAGGACCTAAAGTAGTTAAAACATTTACAGATGAAGTATAAGCCTAAAACAAAGCCGAAGCCTAAGCCGAAGCCTAAACCTAGTTACTAGTACAACTTTAATTTAATTTAATACAATGAACGAAACGATAGTTAAGCATTTAAACTTCGGTGATGATGCTAAAGATAAAATATTCTCAGGAATAGAAAAACTCACAAAAGCTGTTAGCTCCACTCTTGGAGCTAGCGGCCAATGTGTTATAATGGAAGACTCCAATGGTAATCCAGTTATAACAAAAGACGGCGTAACAGTAGCCGACAGTATAGTGCTTTTAGACCCAGTAGAAAATATGGGTGCTAAGTTATTAAAGGAAGCAGCTCGTAAAACAGTTAAAGAAGCTGGTGACGGAACTACGACTGCCACGGTTTTAGCGCACGCTATACTAAAAGAAGCTTACGGAGCGATAAAATCGGAATCTCCGCGAGATATAAAAAATGGAATTAATTTGGCTGTAAACAAAGTAGTGCAATACCTTGAGAAAAACTCTTCTCAAGTAGAAGGGAATAAGATAAAACAAGTAGCTACAATATCAGCCAATAACGATGAAAACCTAGGATCTATCATAAGCGAAGCTTTCGACCTAGTTGACAACACTGGAGTTGTTATAATGGAAACAAATGAAAATCCTGATACTGTAGTAGAAAAGATAGAAGGTATACAATATGATCAAGGAGTTTCCAATGTGCATTTCATCAACAACAAAGAAAAAAATTGTGTTGAACTTGAAAACGCAGAAGTGCTAATTGTTGGCAGTAAGATAGAAAACGTAAGAAGGATACAAAGTGTATTAGAACACGTTATAAAACAAAATAAACCTTTATTAATAATAGCAGATTTAGATCATCAAGTATTAAATGCTCTAGCTATGAACAAGGTTAAAGGTAATTTAAAAATAAATGTTTTAGCTGCACCTACATATGGAATTAGTAGAGAAGATACTTTAAACGATTTAGCGGTATTAACAGGAGCAACTTTAATAAATGAAGACTTAGGAGATGATTTAGATCTCATAAAACCAGAACATTTAGGACATTGCAAAAAGGTGATTACTCGAACTTATGAAAGTTTAATTCAAATAGATGAAGTACCATCAGAGTTGGATAGTGTTGTTTTAGAATTAAAAAATAAAATAAACAGTACTACTAATAATAATTTAAAAGAACGCCATGAAAAGCGTTTAGGCAGATTGTTAGCTAAGCTTGCTGTTATAAAAGTAGGTGCAAATTCTGAAGTAGAATTAAAAGAGAAAAAAGATAGAGTAGAAGATGCAATATGTGCTACTAAAGCCGCGATTAAAGAAGGTATAGTTCCAGGAGGTGGTGTTGCTTTATTAAATGCAGCTAGCTATATAAAAGCTAAAACTGAAGGTGAACAAGTGTTACTAAACGCTATTTGCTCTCCATTTAACACTATACTTAAAAACGCTGGAGTAACTGAAAGAACTTTGCCTGAAGGTAAAGGTAAAGGATTGGATGTGGTTACAGGTAAAACAGTAAGTATGGTAAGGTCCGGAATAATAGATCCTTTACTTGTTACTAAAAGCGCTTTGAAAAACGCGGCCTCAGTAGCTACTACTATTTTATCAACTGATTGTGTAATTAATAATTTAAGAGCATGAAAACAGTAGGTAAAAACGTAATCATAGAACCAATAAAAGAAACCACCACAACAACTAATGGTGGTTTAATTTTAGGTGAAAAACAAAGAGAAGATATAAGATATCGCCAAGCTAAAGTAATAGAGCTTGGGGATGAAGTAAAAGTATTAAAAATTGGAGATCATATTTATTATGACAAAGCTGCCGGTTTTAATATAGAAATAAATAACAATAAATATCGAGTAATAAAAGAATTCGATGTAGTAATAATTTTGTAAGATGGATATACAATTAGACCAAATGGATTCGCGTAATGCGAAAAAAGTTGCTGAAAGCAAAGCTAATAAAAAACTAAAAGGTTTCATGGGTAAGGTAAATGGTACTGATGGAATTTACGGAGACAAAAAGAAAAACGGCAACGGTGGACCTAAACTAGTTAAAGGTAAAAACGATGTGCAGTACACTAATGATAATGGTGATAAATACTTAATTGGAGGAGATTACAAAACTGGAGATGGTAGAATGTTTGTAGGAGAAAACACTAGTCCAGTAAATAAAGGTTTGAAACCATACGTAACTATTTTAGAATCTAGCACTGACTTTAAAGAAGGAGAAAAAATAAATCTTAAAGATATATTTAATAGGTGAGAAAACTAAACTCTGGTGATCTTAAAGATTTAAACTTGTTTAAACATTATCGTATTATACGTAAATGGGCAGCAAAAACAAGTGATCTTAAAGAAGCAGATATAGAGTTGTTTTTTTATTTAGACGCTATAGATCTATTTACCAAACAAGATTTTAAAACAGGTACTCATTCATATAGCTGGGATAACAGAAGATGGAACCGGTTATTAAAAGAAGGGTGGATACAGGTCTGGAGAGAAAGAAATAGAACTACTCAAAAATACAACATATATAAACTATCATTTAAAGGAAAACAACTTTTAGCTAGAATATATAGAGTTATATTAGGAGAAGAAGAAATACCAGAAACAACTAGAAGTAACAAACTAATGAAAAGAGAGTCTTACACAGATAAAGTGTTAAGTACTTCTATTTTGAACGTAAACAAAGATAAATCAAGAAACTATGCCAACTAATCTAGGACAACCAGTAGATCCGCCACAAGGCAATAACAATTATAACCCTTGGCATGATTATGATACTACCACTACGGAGATTAGTGCTGATTATGCTGACGATGCTATGGGAGATCCTACTAGTGATGAAGGTCAAGTTTCTGCAATGGATTTAAATAGAGTCGCAGGAACAGTTGGAGGTATGGTTAAAGACACCGGTAATTGGGAAACGGAAATAGCTGAAATTGCTGATCCATTAGATGAAGAGACTAATCAGTTTATTGACGCTTATGATGATGGTTACACTAAAGAAACTAAAGGCGATATTTGGAGTGGTGGTTGGTCGAAAGAAGGAACTCAAAAAGGAGCGGGAACCATGGCAGCTGCTAGAACAGCTAAAAGAGATGATAGAAAACAAGACAGAGAAGCTCGTCAAGATATGAGACAGAACATGTGGGATGATAAAAAAGCTGAATATGAAGCTGAAGGAATGAGTGAAAGGAAAGCAAATAGAAAAGCTAGGAGAGATTCGAGAAGAGCTAAGCGAGCTATGAGAGAAGGACAACACGCGCAAAGAAAAGAAGCATGGTCAACCTTTAAAGGAGATCAAGATATCGCAGCAGGGGAAGATGCTGCAGCTTACGAAAACTATTACGAACAACAATAAAAAATAACATTATGCCAAAACAAGGAATGACACAAAGACCTGCTGGAGTTAACACTACTAAGCCAGTTAAAAACTTAGGTACAAGAGTAATGAGATCTAGAAATAGAATGATAGAAAGCTCTCTAAAGATTGACAATGTACCTTACGTAGGTAATGCTGTGTTAAACGCGAACAATCAAAAAATTTAACAGTGGAAATAGCTGACAGCGTTAAGCTGTATGCTGTAAACACGGGAGCGTTTGCTGCAACTTGTTTTGATTGGATAGAACCAGCTTTAAAAATTTTATTATTGGCTGCTACTTTAGGATATACATTACATAAGTGGTATCTATTAAAGAAAGAAAAAAATGAGACAAATAAATAAAATTATTGTACACTGCTCCGCTACAAGAGAAGGTGAAAACATACCTGTTGAAACAATCAGGAAGTGGCACGTTGATGGTAGAGGATGGAGTGATATAGGTTATCATTTCTACATTGACTTAGAAGGAGAAATATTCAAAGGTAGAGATATAGCCAAAATGGGAGCTCACACGAAGGGATACAACAGAAATTCTATAGGGGTATGTTATTGTGGAGGCGTTGAAAAAGATGGTAAGACTCCCAAAGATACTAGAACAGATAATCAGAAAGATTCTTTATTAGCTGTGCTTAGAACTTTAAAAGCTATGTATCCTGAAGCAGTTATTCACGGACACCATGACTTTGCTAAAAAAGCTTGTCCTTGTTTTCCAGCTACGCAGGAGTATAAAAATTTATAAAATGGGAAATGGTAAAAATAAAAAAGACAAAAAGAGTCTTGAGAAATTAAATAAAGGAAATGGTATACCTAGAAATATGAGTGGTTTTGCTACTAAAATTGGTGAGTCAGCTAATGAAGCTGCACAAGCGGCAATATCAAAACATATAGCTAAAGAATTGTCTAATGCTGCTAAACAAGCGTTACACAACCCACCTAAAATGTAATATTAAATTTAAATTAAATGGAACAAAAGAAGTCAGAAGGATTGGGAGATACAATCGAAAAATTTACAACAGCAACAGGAATAAAAAAACTAGCTGATAAAATACCAGGCGGTTGTGGCTGTGGTAAAAGAAAGAAGAAGTTAAATGATTTATTCCCTTATAAAAACAAAGATAATGGCCAAGGAAACACTGAGTGAAATAAGAGAAGAGCCAGGTAAGTCTAATGCCGGTAAATATCCTAACGTTAGTAAAGAGGATTTTTGTGGAGCAGATGGTACTTATCCTGTTAACACGTTAAAAAGAGCTAAATCAGCTTTAAAATTAGCACACAATGCTGAAGATCCTGATAAGATCAAAAACTGTGTATATGCTAAATATCCTGAATTAAAAGAGGGATCTAAAATATCAAGAAGAAAAAAGAAGTAGTTATGAATAGATATGACAAAGACATGATGCACGAAAGAGAATTAATCTACGATGCAAAAGGTCAATTACACAAAGCAGACAAAGCTTATAAAAAAGGAGATAAAGGTAAAAAGAAAGAAATGATTCACGATAGAGAATTAATATATGATGCTAAGACTGATATCTATAAAGAAGACAGAGATAAGCATTGTATATTGAAACATAACCACTCTAGAATGTAATTATGGAAAAGATTAAGAAAGTAGTAAATAGTCCTTTATTCATATCTGCTGTTGTAGGTACTATTGGTTTTTTATTAATGATTCAAGGTAATATAATGTATGCCGGAATTGCTTATGGTATTTCTGTGTGTAAATTTATAGACGCCTTTAAAGAAGTATAGTTATGCCAGATGGAGGATTTAAAAAAGCGAAATATAAAAGGGGTAAATATAAAGTACCAAGAAAGAAGACGGGTATAATAGATAAGGTTAAAAGTGCTTTTAATCAAAAGTCTCCTACTACTCCTGCACAGCAGAGTACAAATAAAACTGTAGTTAAAAACACTTTAACAAATAACCCAACAACTAAAAAGAATCCAACTCCAGCTCCTGCAGTTAAACCTAAAACTCCACCTGCGAGTTCGTCAAGCTCAGCATCAAGTAGTTCTACGCCACCACCTGCAGCATGGTTTAACACTAAGAATGGAGCAACAGCTATGAATCCTGGGCAAAATTCTTTTTTAAATAATCTTGCTAGCGGTAACATAAACAGGCAATCTACAACTGGTAGTTACAAGTTTGATAAAATGCCTGCTGGAAACTTTGTTCCGAATTCTACTGGTACATCATTTACATCATATGTTGATAATAGTGGTAATACTATACAAGGAAATCGTAATAGTTCTAGAGGGAGAAATACTACTGATAGAAATTTATCAGCTATTCCACTTTTGAAGAATGAGTTAATGAACGATAACTATGGGGGAAAACAATCTGTAATGAGCAATATAACTAATGTTTTTGCTGACAACAGGGGAGTACCAACTCATACTAAAGATCGACAAAACTTCAAAGCTAACATGGAGCAGGATATTAAAAACTATTCTTATGCTAGAGCGGCTTATGATAGAAACTTTAATTACAACGAAACTGTTGGACAGATAGGAAATAGAACCGATAAAGATGGTAATGCAGTAACACCTAATAATGCAAGAGCTGGTTTACCTACTTCTAAAACTGGTGGAACTTACGAATGGGGCACAACAGGAAATACAAATGCAGCAGCAGGGAATATAGATTTATCAGCACTTGATAAAAGTATGGGTGGAACAGGTGATCCGTTTTATATAGACAATAGAAACTTTGTACATAGAGCTGGAAGAAAAGTACCAGTTCCAGGTAAATTTAACGTAGATGGATCTCCAGCAACAACATGGCAATACGAAGGAGATAGTGTATATGATAAATCAAATCCTGATCCATATCCAGATATTCCAATAGAGAACTATTATTTTAGAAACCCAATAGATGGAGCACCACCAACAACACCATTCCCAGGAGGTTCTTTTCACGGCAAAAGTTGGAGTGAATTAAAAGATGAAGATAAAAGACAGATTAGAGCTAGTCATGATGATCTTCAAAGGCAAGAATGGTATGGAGGCGCTATTCACCAAGGGTTTCAAGAAGATTATGAAGAATTAAAATATGATTATGATAGCCCAAAACCATGGTCTTTGGTTGACATAGGTAAATATCAAGGTACAACTAACGCTAGTAATCAATTTAAGATATTTAAATAATGAAAGATTCAGTAAAAAACACTGTAACTAATGTGATAGGATTAGTAATACTATGTATAAACGTATTTATGTATTATCACAGTGATGAGAGTTTAGTGTCATTTTTAACTATACTAGCGGTGTCTCTAGCATTATTTATGTTTAAAGGAACTCAAACAAAGGCATGGTTAGAAAAAGCATTAGGAAAGTTTTTGTCCAAGTAATACTTATTGCTTGTATAATTGCTTGTGCTCCGCAAAAACGATTAAATAACTTAATAACTAAATATCCGCACTTAGCGTATAAAGATACTTTAGTTGTAAGAGACACTATTACGATTGAAGAGTATGTTCATGACACTACAACAATTTTAGAGATTCATGACACCACAACTGTAATAAACAACGAACGTGTAATATTAAAATATTTTCACGATACATTAACAAAAGAAATACACCACTACGTTGAATGCAAAGGCGATACTTTTTAGAGAGTTATCTTGGTGGGATAAATATAAAGAATTAATATTTATAGGTTTAATACTTTTAGGAGTATTAATGATTTTAAAAAAAATAGGAAAAATAATTTAAAATGGCAGCAACAGTAGAATTAGATATAGCTGGATTAGAAGGCAACATGATGGCTCAACCAAGGGTTTTTGCACATGATGCACAACCATTGAATGTAGCAGACTTTGGGGATTTATTAGTTCCACTACCAACAGTAGATGAAACAGTATTTATGCAAAGAGGAGCATGTTTATATGTAGGTGTAGATGTAGAAGAATTAAAAGTAGTAATGGAAAGTGGTTCAGAACCTATTTTCAAAAACGTTCCTGCAGGTTCATTTTTACCTATATTAGTTACTAAAGTTGAACACGCATATGTATCTACTTCTCCAAACGTTGATGTAGCTAATGGTGATATTATAGCACTTTGGTAATATGTGGTTAGGTAACGGATACATAATCCCTATGGCAAAAAGACCTAAGGGACCAGTAGTTCCCCCACCACCCTCGGGAGATTTTATAGCATTAGAATCTGGACTAACAGATATTGTAGCATTAGAATCTGGACTAACAGATAAAGCAGAATTAGAATAAATAATAAAAAATGGCAAACGCAAAAATAAGTGATGACGCGGTATTTATACCGGAGACAACAAACGTTAGATTAATAGACGGCCTTGCTGGATATAAAGGATCTGACAATGCTAAAATAACTGGAGATTTTTTAGTTCAAAGTGTTATCAATGGATCTGGAAGTGGTGTGGATAAAAGAGTAACATATTATGCTGCTAGTGGTGGAAATGTAGAATTAGCAGGAAGTGATGGTTTTACTTGGAGTGATGATACTACTAATACACTTACTCTAGGTTTACCTGGAAATTTCGCAGGTAATTTAGTAATAAACTCTAATCATTTAGCGGGAACAGATCCAGGTACTTTAACGTTTAGCTCTAAAGATGGAGACAACTTTCAAATATATGCTGGAAACACTATAAGTGCTCAAACTTGGATTTTACCAGGAAGTCTACCATCTAATGGGGAAGTAATTAAAGCTGCTGTTACAGGAACTGATGTATCATTATTTTGGGATAAAGATGAAAACGTTACATACGACTTAGGTACTAATACTCAAGCTGGTTTTGGAGAAGTAAAACTAGTGGGTTCTGATGGAACAACAGATTTACTATCATTAACAGGTACAGGTACAGTGAGTGTATCATCAGATGCAGCTGGAGCGATAACTATTAATGGAGCTGCTGGTAGTGCTTCTGCTTTTACTACTTTAACAGCGGCTGATGTTATAGATTGGGATTACGCTACAGATGGACCAAACATAAAAGTAGCATTAGGTGCTGGATTAGAAAACGTACTTACAATAGATACTATAGGAGAATTTCCAGATGGATCAGAAGGATGGGTGATTTTAGATCCAAGCGCATCAGTTGATTATAGATTACCAGATGAAGATTATGGTAGTGCTGCAGGATTAAAAAGCGTTATAACAAGTGGAGATGTTAGTTTAGAAGGTACAAATCCAGTGTTATTTCATTATACTTATGACGGGACACAATTTTGGTGGACTAAGTTTGTTAACATGATTGAACCCGCAAATTACCCACCTAGTGTAAACTTCGATTCAGGTAATTTAATATTTTACCACGATCCAGCTGTTTTTAATCAAGCTACTACTGGAGTTGTAGGTTCTGGTGATACAGTTGAAAATATGGTAAGCAGCGGTTTAATTGGAGATTTAATTACTGGATCTACTGTGACTAGTCAAATTTATTATCCAAAAGGTAATGCAGAACCTTTTTCCGCTGGAGCTGCTTTTTATAGTTTTGGTAATACTGCTAATAGAATAACAAGAAATGTCAATATAGCAGTACCAATTTCTACTGAAGTAACTTGGAGTGGTTATATTCAAGGTCCATATAATTTAGCTTCTAGTTTTCAAACATTATTTGATTTTGATGGTGGTACAAATTATGATCAACAGCTTTATATAGATAACGGGGAATTTAATGTGTATCAAAAAGGAAATTTCAGTTATCCTGTATTAGATGATTACACTGCAACTGGTGGAGCTGATTTATCTAATGCTTGGTTATTTGTTTCTATTATGAACACTCCTTCAACTGGACCTGCTACAAATGATGGTATAGTAAGAATAGCAGTTGGTTGTCAAGCGTCCTTAGATGCTGCTGTTGCAGCAGGTGGAGCAACTAATTGGGATTATGATGGTACCGGTAATACTGTTGCAGTTGATGCTAATGGATTATATTTTGAATCGATAACTAATTTAGATTTAGACGAGTTTAATTTTGAAAACTTTGTCTTAGGTAATGGAAGAAATGGAGCGCTCAACGAAGGTGGTATATTCCACTATGGATTATTTGGAATATTTAACACTGTTATAAGTGACGTTGTTGTTGCAGCAAACTGGGCTAGTACGAGAGACACGTATGGTATAACATAAATAATAATTAAATTTAATAAAATGAAAAAAATAAAAGAAGAAGAATTACAAAAAATTAAAGGTCAACAAGAAAAACTAGATGCTTTAGTTAAAGAAATAGGTGTATTAACTACTCAACAACATGCCTTATGTCATGAGGTTGGTATATTAAATCAAACTATTCAATCAACTAAACAAGAATTAGAAAAAGATTACGGATCAATTAATATAGACTTATCAACTGGTGAATATACAGAAATTGAAACTGAAGAACAAAAACCTGAATTAAGTAAAGTATAATGTCTAAGGTTATAAGAAAGATAAGTATTGGATCTGATTATAAAAATGAAGCTATGCACTACTCCGTAGGCCAAGAAGTTTACGGAGGGCATACTATCTGTGATATAATAAGTGAAGATAGAGATGGTGAATATTCTATTTATATAAAAAAGAATAATGAAGTTTTACCATGGAAGAAATTTAACTCTAATATGGCTATTGCTGTAGAGTTTGATTTAAACTATTAATGAGAAGTATATATAATTTTATAGTTGAACCGTTTGAAGATAGATACGAGAATTTAGTAAAAGTAGGAGATAAAAGTTTAATAGTAAATACTAGTGTAGAAAACCACTCCTTTGTAAGTAAAAAAGCTAAAGTAATAGAACTTCCTTTAGCTTATTCTACAGATATTAAAATAGGTGACATTGTGTATGTACATCACAACTTATTTAGAAGATGGTACGATCAAAAAGGTAGAGAAAGAAACAGTAGTACTTACTTTAAAGATAATTTATATTTTTGTTCATTAGATCAAATATATATGTACAATTCTACAGCTAATCTAGATTACTGTTTTATAAAACCTATATTAGACGAAAATTCTCTTGATATTAAAAAAGAAAAAGATTTGTTTGGTATTGTTAAGTATAGCAATAAAAAACTATTAGATAAAGGTATAAAAGAAGGCGATTTAATTACGTTTTCTCCAGAGTCTGAATTTGAATTCTTAATAAATGGTGAGAGATTGTATTGTATGAAATTTAATGATATTGTAATAAAGCATGAACATAAAGGAAACGAAAAAGAATATAATCCAAGCTGGGCAACTAGCAGTGAAGGAATTAATAAAAGTAGCGAAGGAACCGATTGTAGATACGGGAGAGGATGTGACTGCGGACCGACTAAAGAACGCAGCTGCTACTAAAAAACTTGCTATATTTGATGCGTTTGAGATTTTAACTAGAATACAAGAAGAGGAAGATTTACTAAATAACAAACCTAAAGAAAAGAAAGAAGAAAGGTCTTTTAAAGGTTTTGCAGAGGGGAGGAGTAAGTGAAATATCAACAGACGCTTTGGAGAAAGTTAAAAGACGTAGTTAATCCTAAAATATTGTCTAAACAAAATAGATTAAAAAAATGGGATTATGGCTATAATAAAGAATATGATTTTATTGTTATAAGTAAAACTGGACAAATTGGAGAAGTCATTGAAATTCAAAACTTGCGTATTGCATTACCAGCAGAAGATGAACCTTTTAAACGAAGCGAAAATAAAGAGGAACAATATTGGGAGCAATTCGAATATTCGAAAGAATTAAAAAATATTAAAAGCCGTTTTGACTGGGAAAAATATCCTATGGAATTTAGAGAAAAATGGTGGGATTATATAGATGAAGAATTTAAAAGAAGAGATGAGGGATTTTGGTTTTACAATAATGGTGAGTCTACTTATATCACTGGTACTCATTACATGTACCTGCAATGGTCAAAGATCGATGTTGGAGCTCCGGACTACAGAGAATCAAATAGACTCTTCTTTATATTTTGGGAAGCATGTAGGGCAGATAATAGATCTTATGGGATGTGCTATCTTAAAAACAGACGGTCTGGATTTTCTTTTATGTCCTCAGCTGAACTTGTCAACCAAGCCACAATATCTTCAGATGCCCGATTCGGTATCCTTTCAAAAACTGGAGCAGATGCTAAAAAAATGTTCACAGATAAAGTTGTCCCGATATCCGTTAACTATCCGTTTTTCTTCAAGCCGATCCAGGATGGTATGGATCGTCCT